TTAACGCGTATTTTTCAGCGACTCCTGTGCAAAATACGCTGTTGCTTTTTTTAATATATCTCGCTCAAGGCGAGCTTCATTTAACGCCTTACGCAGTTGCAGAATTTCAGATTCCAGTTCAGCCACCGTGCGGGAACCAGGAGTACCGAGCCCTTTTCTGGCGGCGGTAACCCATTGTCCTAAAGTGCCTTCAGGAAGGGATAATCGGGAAGCGCCTTCACTGATCGAAAGTTGATTTTCAAGAACCGTTCTGACAGCTTCGGCTTTGAACTCTTTAGAGTAACGTTGGGTTTTTCTGCTCATTATTAGCTCCTTCTGATGCCATTCTATTTCAGGAAGGAGTGTCCGTTAAACTCAGGCTACCTCAGGTGATATCACCACTATCCAGTCGTTACGCCATACCTCCGATCTTGATACCGGAGAGATGTATGTCTTCCTGTGTAAGGTTGAAGCCTGGGCGATGAATATTGGTTGCCATCTGACTATTCCGCAGAGCTGCGAGTTCCAGCAGCTCCGCGACAAGCAGGAGGCGTAATGGCTACACCGCTTATTCGTGTCATGAACGGACACATCTACAGAGTACCAAATCGTCGTAAGCGTAAGCCTGAGCTGAAGCCATCCGAAATACCAACACTGCTCGGATATACCGCCAGCCTGGTTGATAAAAAATGGTTGCGACTGGCAGCAAGGAGGAGTCATGGCTGATTTGAGAAAAGCAGCGCGTGGTCGGGAATGCCAGGTAAGAATCCCTGGCGTATGTAATGGCAACCCTGAAACGTCTGTACTGGCACATATTTGGCTGGCTGGATTGTGCGGCACCGGTATTAAACCGCCAGACCTGATTGCCACCATTGCATGTTCTGCCTGTCACGATGAGATCGACCGTCGCACGAATTTTGTTGACGCTGGATATGCAAAAGAATGCGCGCTGGAAGGTCTGGCGAGAACACAGGTTATCTGGCTGAAAGAGGGGGTTATTAAGGCGTGAATACCTACAGCATCACACTACCCTGGCCGCCGAGCAATAACCGCTACTACCGCCATAATCGAGGGCGCACGCACATCAGCGCAGAAGGGCAGGCATACCGCGATAACGTCGCCCGAATCATTAAAGGCTCAATGCTGGATATCGGTCTGGCTATGCCTGTGAAAATCCGCATTGAGTGCTACATGCCGGATCGCCGTCGCCGTGACCTGGATAATCTACAAAAAGCCTCTTTTGATGCACTCACCAAAGCAGGTTTCTGGCTGGATGATGCTCAGGTCGTTGATTACCGCGTTGTGAAGATGCCGGTTGTCAAAGGTGGAAAGCTGGAACTGACCATCACTGAACTGGGAGATGAATGATGTTTGAGTTTTATATGGCAGAACTTCTTCGCCACCGCTGGATGCGCCTGCGCTTATATCGTTTCCCCAGTTCTGTTTTGACCGATTACCGAATACTGAGGAATTACGCCAAAACCCTGACAGGAGCAGGAGTATGAAGTCAGAGATAACAATCAACTAATACTGTTTTGTTGATTTTTGCTTGTAATTGGCGTTCTGGTCTGATTTTTGTGGAGTAAGTTGATGCGTGATATTCAGATGGTTCTTGAGCGTTGGGGAGCGTGGGCGGCTAATAATCATGAAGATGTGACCTGGTCGTCCATTGCCGCCGGTTTTAAGGGATTAATTCCTTCAAAAGTAAAATCTCGCCCGCAATGTTGTGACGATGACGCGATGATCATTTGCGGGTGCATGGCCCGTCTGAAAAAGAACAACAGCGATTTGCACGATTTATTAGTAGATTATTATGTAGTCGGTATGACATTCATGTCACTGGCAGGTAAGCATTGCTGCTCTGATGGTTATATCGGGAAAAGGTTACAGAAGGCTGAGGGCATAATTGAAGGGATGTTAATGGCATTAGATATTCGGTTAGAGATGGATATCGTTGTTAATAACTCTAATTAATATGCCAATTGTTTACTAAAAATTATTAAAAATGGGGCGTTGCAACGCCCCCAAAAATAAAGGGTAATATATAACAGAAGGTTTATATAGTTAGAAGCAAGGTTGTGCTCCTAAAGGAAGTGGCTTGAGGGAGCCACTTATATGTTGGGGAGGCAAAGCCTCCCGCAACATATCTTTTAGTAATCAAATTAGAACTGGTAAACCATACCTACAGCAACGATATCATCGGTAGCAACGCCAGATGCTTTCGTGAAATCGCTCTTATCAATCAGGTTGATTTTGTAATCAACAAAAGTGGACATATTTTTGTTGAAGTAATAGGTTGCACCTACATCAATATATTCAACCAGGTCCTGATCACCCCACGCACCCAAGTCTTTTCCTTTAGATTGCAGGTAAGCAACGGACGGACGCAGACCGAAGTCGAACTGATATTGTGCAACTACTTCGAAGTTTTGTGCTTTGTTGGCAATATGGTTATTACCAAAAACAGTCATGTTCTGGGTTTCAGAATAGGTGGTAGCCAGATAGATGTTGTTCGCATCATATTTCAGACCAGCTGCCCATACTTCAGCATTTTGACCAGATGCATTCAGGCTGTTGTTACCGTAGATAACCTGATTATTAGTGCGGTCAGATTTAGCATAGGTTGCACCTACACCGAATCCTTCATACTCATAAGTAGTGGAGAAACCGAAACCATCACCATTAGCTTCAGTTACGTCAGTGCGGTCATTTTTACCCTGATACTGAGCAGCAAAGTTCAGACCATCAACCAGACCAAAGAAGTCGTTGTTACGATAAGTTGCAACACCAGTGGTGCGACCAGTCATGAACACATCTGTTTGGCTCCAGGTATCGCCACCGAATTCTGGCAGAACGTCAGTCCACGCACCGATGTCATATGCTACACCGTAGTTACGGCCGTAATCGATTGAGCCGTAGTCCCCGAATTTCAGGCCTGCAAATGCAAGACGGGTTTTGTCTTTGGAGGAGCCTTGAGATTCAGCGCGGTTACCTTTGAATTCATATTCCCACTGACCGAAACCAGTCAGTTGATCGTTGATTTGGGTTTCACCTTTGAAGCCAAGACGGGCATAAGTAGTATCACCATCATCTGCATCATTAGAGGAGAAGTAGTGCTTGGCATTAACTTTCCCGTACAGATCCAGCTTGTTACTGTCTTTATTATAAATTTCAGCTGCCTGAGCAGACATCGCCATCAGTACTGATGCAGCTACAGCAGAAATTGCCACTGTTAATTTTTTCATCGTGAGCCCTTTTTTTTGAACTATTATTAAAAAATGATGTCACTGCGCGATAAATATTCATCTAATCAATGTGATTATTTCAAGATGTAAGTTTTAGTTTCTCATTTAATTTGTGAAGTAGATCTCTATTTTTATCTGAACTTTTTCTATCGAAACCTATTTATGGCTCTTATTTGAACAAAAATAAACCTATTAGCTAATTTATATTAATGGCTGTTATTTATGGGGGTTCTATAATTCGGTGGTTTAATTTAAATCAACTAAAAATAACGCCGGAAATTATTTATTGGTTATTTGTTGAGGTTTTCTTATGTATTTGTGGTGGTGTTTTGAACACTCGGTAGCATTCTCATAAATATCATTCAGTGGTTTACGTACGTAAAAAATTGGTTATGCTGTTAAGAGTGGTTACTTCGTCACGCAGCTTAAACCCGCCGTCGAGCTGGTTTTTCCATTTTTTGAGTCTCGATATTAGCTGATAACTCAATACCTGAGTTATTCACTGACTCCGAGTCTGTTACGTTTCTGCTTTTTTGCGATACGTTGTATTCCCTCAATTTACACCCGCTTTGTCTGCGAGGTGGGGTTATGAAATCCATGGATAAGTTAACAACGGGTGTCGCCTATGGCACCTCAGCAGGTAGTGCCGGTTACTGGTTTTTACAGCTGCTCGATAAAGTCACGCCCTCACAGTGGGCAGCAATAGGTGTGCTGGGTAGCCTGGTATTTGGCCTGCTGACGTACCTGACAAACCTTTATTTCAAGATTAAAGAAGATAAGCGCAAGGCTGCGAGAGGTGAATAATGCCTCCATCATTACGAAAAGCCGTTGCTGCTGCTATTGGTGGCGGAGCAATTGCTATAGCATCAGTGTTAATCACTGGCCCAGGTGGTAACGATGGTCTGGAAGGTGTCAGCTACATACCATACAAAGATATTGTTGGTGTATGGACTGTATGTCACGGGCATACAGGAAAAGACATCATGCTCGGTAAAACGTATACCAAAGCAGAATGCAAAGCCCTCCTGAATAAAGACCTTGCCACGGTCGCCAGACAAATTAACCCGTACATAAAAGTTGATATACCGGAAACAACGCGCGGCGCTCTTTACTCGTTCGTTTACAACGTGGGCGCTGGCAATTTCAGAACATCGACACTTCTTCGCAAAATAAACCAGGGCGATTGAGGTAGCCTGAGTTTAACGGACACTCCTTCCTGAAATAGAATGGCATCAGAAGGAGCTAATAATGAGCAGAAAAACCCAACGTTACTCTAAAGAGTTCAAAGCCGAAGCTGTCAGAACGGTTCTTGAAAATCAACTTTCGATCAGTGAAGGCGCTTCCCGATTATCCCTTCCTGAAGGCACTTTAGGACAATGGGTTACCGCCGCCAGAAAAGGGCTCGGTACTCCTGGTTCCCACACGGTGGCTGAACTGGAATCTGAAATTCTGCAACTGCGTAAGGCGTTAAATGAAGCTCGCCTTGAGCGAGATATATTAAAAAAAGCAACAGCGTATTTTGCACAGGAGTCGCTGAAAAATACGCGTTAATCGAACAATGGCGACAACAATTTCCCATTGAAGCGATGTGTCAGGTATTTGGTGTATCCAGGAGCGGTTATTACAACTGGGTACAGCATGAACCCTCAGACAGAAAACAAAGTGATGAGCGGCTAAAACTGGAGATTAAGGTGGCACATATCCGCACTCGCGAAACATATGGAACCCGGCGGCTCCAGACGGAGCTGGCAGAGAATGGCATCATCGTTGGTCGTGACCGGCTGGCACGTCTTCGTAAGGAGCTAAGGCTACGCTGTAAGCAGAAACGCAAGTTCAGAGCGACTACGAACCCGAACCACAATCTGCCAGTTGCGCCAAATCTGCTGAACCAGACGTTCGCTCCTACAGCACCAAATCAGGTCTGGGTGGCGGACCTGACGTATGTTGCCACACAGGAGGGATGGTTGTACCTCGCTGGCATCAAAGATGTTTATACGTGCGAAATTGTCGGCTACGCCATGGGAGAGCGCATGACAAAAGAGCTGACAGGTAAAGCCCTGTTTATGGCGCTCAGGAGCCAGCGCCCACCTGCCGGGCTAATCCACCACTCTGATCGAGGTTCACAGTACTGCGCATACGATTACCGGGTCATACAGGAGCAGTCTGGTCTGAAAACATCAATGTCGCGTAAAGGTAACTGTTACGACAACGCTCCGATGGAAAGCTTCTGGGGAACGCTGAAAAATGAGAGCCTGAGCCACTATCGTTTTAATAACCGGGATGAAGCCATCTCAGTAATACGGGAATACATTGAGATTTTCTACAATCGTCAGCGTCGTCACTCTCGTCTGGGGAATATCTCCCCGGCAGCCTTCAGGGAAAAATATCATCAGATGGCTGCTTAAAAAAAGAACAAATGGTAGTGTCCGCTATTGCCAGTACACCTCAACCGGTTACGACATCAACCAGGTCTTTGGTTTCATAACCGAGATATGTGTGTTTGAGAGCATCTTTGTAGTGGTCAACAAAAACTGGCCACCGAGTTAGAGTTTTTTCCAGTATCGATTTTCCGATTCGTTTGGTGGTAACCCACCATTATATTCGTGCGGTCTTAGTGCGCTGTAATATCCAACGATATAGTCCGTTATTGCGTGAGCTGCATCGCTGAAGCTTACATAGCCCGTCGCCGGCACCTATTCGTTCTTCAGACTCCTGAAGAAGCGCTCCATTGGGCTGTTATCCCAGCAGTTTCCACGCCGACTCATACTCTGCCTGATCCGGTATCTCCACAGTAACTGCCGGAACTGCCTGCTCGTATAATGACTGCCTTGATCGCTGTGGAACATCACCCCGACGGGCTTACCACGGGTTTCCCATGCCATTTCCAGTGCTTTCATGGTAAGCCTGCTGTCCGGCGAGAACGACATGGCCCAGCCCACTGGTTTTCTTGCGAACAGGTCGAGAACAACGGCGAGGTACGCCCAGCGCTTACCCGTCCAGATATAGGTCACATCACCGCACCACACCTGATTTGGCTCGGTCACGGCGAACTGCCGTTCAAGGTAGTTAGGGATAGCAACATGTTCATGACCACCACGTTTATACCGGTAAGTCGGCTGCTGACAGCTGACCAGCCCCAGCTCTTTCATGAGTCTGCCAGCAAGCCAGCGCCCCATCTGGTAGCCTCTCTGGGTTGCCATTGTGGCGATGCTTCTTGCTCCGGCAGAGCCGTGGCTGATGCCATGCAGTTCAAGTACCTGGCTGCGTAATACAGCCCGTCTGCCGTCTGGCTTTTCAGGACGGTTTTTCCAGTATTTGTAGCTGCTGCGATGGACCCCGAACACATGGCAGAGAGTGGCCACAGGATAACGCGCCCTGAGTTTCCCGATTATCGAGAACTGTTCAGGGAGTCTGACATCAAGAGCGCGGTAGCCTTTTTTAATATTTCATTTTCCATTTCAATACGTTGTAGCTTTTTCCTGAGCTCACGGATTTCAATTTGTTCCGGGGTAATGGGGGAGGCTTTTGGTGTTTTTCCCTGCCGCTCATCACGTAATTGTTTCACCCATCGCGTCATTGTGGAAAGGCCGACATCCATAGCGCTGGCTGCATCTGCCACGGTGTAATTCTGGTCAACGACCAGTTGAGCGGATTCGCGTTTAAACTCTGCGCTGAAATTTCTTTTTTTCATTATGGCACCTGTGTTGTTCTGAGGTGAGCATATCACCTCTGTTCAGGTGGCCAAATTCAGTAAACCACTTCAACCCCTTCATACAACATATCAAGACGCTCAACAATCAATCCTGTTGGAGGTTCCATTTTTAGAACGAGGGCAAACTCTCCTGGCCCACGTCGTATTGTTATACGCGGGCCGGTACACTCCACATCCCAATTGTCTGATTTAGCTTTCCATTCATTTTCATCTATCAGTAAAGTCTCCTTACCAATAGAATTATAGAAAATTCCTGATAAAAGCATCGGTCCATGTGGTATGGGTGAAGGTTTCACAGAAAGAATGGGTTGTTCGTTGACTACAATCAAATTTTGACAGTTATGAAACGTCACTCCTGCAAATTTTACTGTTATAGGCTCATTATGAAAATCAAACATTTCATTTGCAAAACCAGCCTGTAAGCACTTGGGATTTCTGTCAGCTATTTCCACTGTCTGTGCTGAAAGTCTACCACGAGCTCTTTTTTGATTGTATTGGGAGCAAAGAAGTGTCATTCCATTCGGATCATGTACTTTGGCATCAACGAAGTCAGGTTTAAAATGCTCATAATCATAAAATCCAAATCCACAAATTACACAGCCAAAGCCGCACCTTTGCCTTATCTGACGTTTTATTGTCTCAGGTATTCTTCTTGAGAGCCCGTGTTTATTAATATTGTCCATATGGTTAGTACGCTATAAGTTTGTTTCTATAATTTTACCACAATAGATAAGTTTGTATCAGAAATCGCTATATGGAGTGAGCGGAATATTTATATTATTCATGCAATTGCTCTCCCGTACGCAGCCCGCACTTCCGTCATCGCAGAATGACGGAAGCCTTACTAACTGGCGCCTTTATTGAAACAGATTCTGAGGTAAATGCGGCAATACTCGACTCCACTTATCATCCTGCCACGGCTGAAGTTTTACATGTGCCGTTTCTCGGACGAGGATTGCTCGCGCTCTGTTGAGTATCTGGGGATATTCTTGCTCGATGGAAGTGAAGTGACCAGCTTCACCATGCTCCGCATCCTGAAGAAGATGAGTAACGTTCTGGTAGGCAATTAACATCACATTCCCTGCTCGCCATAACCAGGCGAGTGTGCAAAGTTCGTTATCAGTGAATTGTTTTGTGATTGGGGATTGTTGAACTGCTAGAACGAGAACGCCAGCATCCATTGGCAGTCCCTATAGTAAAACCATAGCTCAGGACGCTTCGTTCAGGATAGATAATTTTATTGTACTTACCTAACTTTCTTACTATAGCACGGTTGAAAAAGTGATTATTACTCAAAAATAAACCTCACCATCAACCATATATTTGAGAGTACTTATCGCCTGCTGGGCGGATATTGTTTTCATTAAAGGATAGTGTTTAAAAACAATGCCATTCATAAAATAGATATCACAGGTTTTATTATCTGTATTGATTATGATTTTTTCGAATGTTTTATAGGCAAGTGTACGACATAGCTCTCGCCCATTTTTACTGGTTAAGTCAATAGCATGAAAATCACCAAGTGAGCTCACCGCTTTACTCTTCAAAGTTTTTAATGATACAGAAGCCCTTCGTAATTCCTTATCTAATACTCTGATTTTTTCTGCTATAGCGGTAACTTCAGGCGCAACAGATAATGCAGCAATTAAATTATTAATTTTCATATGGAGCTCAATAATTTTCAACTCTAAAGTTTCATTAGCATCTTTCTTGTTTTCAACTGGTTGGATTTTACTACAATTAAAAAGCAACTCATTAATGATATTATAATCAACCAAATCTCTCTTTATTGATGGCCTGCCACATCGATGCAGTCTTCTCATCGGACAAACATAATAGCCATGCAAACTTCCAGATACCGCCTGAACAATCATGGTATTACCACAAGCCTCGCACGGTAATGCTGCCAACTTACTGATTTAGTGTATGATGGTGATTTTAAGGTGCTTGCGTGGCTTCCATTTCCATCAGATGTCCTTCCTGCTCCGCTACTGAAGGCGTGGTGCGTAACGGCAAAAGCACTGCCGGACATCAGCGCTATCTCTGCTCTCATTGCCGTAAAACATGGCAACTACAGTTCACTTACACCGCCTCTCAGCCCGGTACGCACCAGAAAATCATTGATATGGCCATGAATGGCGTCGGATGTCGCGCCAGTGCACGCATTATGGGCGTTGGCCTCAACACGGTTTTACGTCACTTAAAAAACTCAGGCCGCAGTCGGTAACCTCGCGCATACAACCGGGCAGTGATGTGATTGTCTGCGCTGAAATGGACGAACAGTGGGGCTACGTCGGTGCTAAATCACGTCAGCGCTGGCTGTTTTACGCGTATGACAGGATACGGAGGACGGTTGTGGCGCACGTCTTCGGTGAACGCACTCTGGCCACACTGGAGCGTCTTCTGAGCCTGCTGTCGGCCTTTGAGGTCGTGGTATGGATGACGGATGGCTGGCCGCTGTATGAATCACGCCTGAAGGGAAAGCTGCACGTTATCAGCAAGCGTTACACTCAGCGCATTGAGCGACATAATCTGAATCTGAGACAACATCTGGCAAGGCTGGGACGGAAGTCACTGTCGTTCTCAAAATCGGTGGAGCTGCATGACAAGGTCATCGGGCATTATCTGAACATAAAACACTATCAGTAAGTTGGAGTCATTACCGAGAACGATTTATCACCGCAGTCGGGCTAAATCCGCTAGTCTGTTGGTATGTAAGTGGTTGCATAGTCATTGCCTTATCAGTTAACGCCGCAGTTTAGGCGGCAGAATTACTCGCGTTAAACAATGGTGCGAGGTCGGGACGAATATCTGCTGGTTTAATCTTTCCACCAGTGGCTGAGACAATTTTCATTACATAGCGGGCATCAATTCCGCCACCGTGTAGCCAACGCCAAACTGTGGGTTGGGCTACACCGCATAGATCTGCCAGTCGTTTTTGACTACCTGTAATACTGATTGCGAGTTGAATGGTTTGATTTGTCATTATCAATTCCTGTTGGTATTGCAATGAATGAATAATAGCAATGCGTATTAATCCAAGCAATAGCAAAACGTGTTTTGACCATCAATACGCAAGCGTATAAATTAAAACTTATGAAAAAAGAAACTCTTGCTGATCGCTTAAACCTAGCGATGGAACAATCTGGAATGTCTCAAGGCGCTCTTGCAAAGGCGTCTGGCGTAGCTCAACCCACAATCTGGAGACTGACAAGCGGCAACGCGCGCGGCTCAACAAAAATTGTTGAAATAGCTAATGCATTGGGGGTTCGAACAGAATGGCTCTCATCAGGCATAGGCCCGATGAGAAATGACGGTCAACAATCAGGGAAGCCTGCTGTCAGCCATTCAAAATACTTCAAGATTGACGTTCTTGATATAGAAGTCAGTGCCGGGCCGGGTGTAATCAACCGTGAGTTTGTAGAAGTTCTACGCTCGGTTGAGTACTCGTTTGACGATGCTCGTCACATGTTCGATGGCAGGAAGGCGGAAAATATCCGCATCATTAACGTGCGTGGTGACAGCATGTCAGGAACGATCGAACCAGGTGATCTTCTGTTCGTTGATATCACGGTTAAATCTTTCGACGGTGATGGTATCTATGCGTTTCTGTATGACGACACAGCCCATGTAAAGCGCCTGCAAATGATGAAGGATAAGCTGCTGGTTATCTCTGATAACAAGAGCTACTCACCGTGGGACCCGATCGAGAAAGACGAGATGAACCGGGTATTCATCTTCGGGAAAGTCATCGGAAGCATGCCGCAGACGTATAGGAAGCATGGGTAGTGAAGGACGTGTCAACTCTATTTTGTAAGCTATCCAGACTCACAGTTGCAGATCGACGAGTAACTTACATACAGCACAAAAAAACAATATGCGCGTGCTTTTAGACTAGACTTACCATAATGGTAACAAGTATGATTCTTAGCAGATATGTGGGAACTCCTCCCCGTGATGGCGAGGACAGAAAGATTCAAGGTGGTCCGCTTTATTTAGATATCATTGATTTGATTGATGAATGTGACACACTGCCTTGGACCAGACGGTGTATCAGGGATGTTCAATCGCTTTCTTTAGATGCAGATGACATCAAATCTATGGTGATAAAAGCAGTCACTAAAGGGAGATTTCTAGGTTCAGAATGGTGTCAAGGCAGTAAACCAGGTGTATGGGCAGCTTGTGATGCTTATAGCTTTGAGCACTCATTTTGGTGCCAAGCTATGCATAAAGAACTTAATAACGAGTTCTACATTAAATTTTTTGTAAACATTACTGGCAATGTAGTGCTTACAGTATCTCTTCATCTCTCTAATTGAGTGATGATAAATGAGGATTTTTATATGAGAAACAACAACATATGTCCAGTTTGTGGTGTAGGTCATCTCACCGTGGAGATGGAGTATGATGATGTTACTTATAAAGGGGAAACAAAAAATCTCCCAATAAGGTTTTCTGTGTGTGATCAATGTGGTTCGGAAACTGCCACACCAGTCGATTTACGAGAAAACAAACGAATTTTCAATGAATACAAAAAGTCTATCGATGGACTTTTAACAGGAAAAGAATTAAAAAAAATTAGAACTGAAGTATGGATGATAACCCAGCAAAAGGCATCCTCTATATTTGGTGGGGGGCCTAAGGCATTTTCCAAGTATGAATCTGATGATGTCATTCAATCAGAAGCAATGGATAAACTGATGCGTTTAGCAGCAGAAGTTCCTGATGCATTCAAAAGGTTACGGGAATTATCTGGCGAAATCAAAGTTGAAAGAACAGTCTCATCATCTAAATCTTTACCTATATGGAAATCTGAAGCAAAAGCACAATTTGAAAACGATGATCAGGGATTTGACAGCAAATCACCAGCCCAAACAAAAATGAATCAAACATCAATAAAGATAAAAACTGTTGCTAAGCGGGTAGCATGATGAATGAACTTCTTAGATCAGCAATAGACGCATTATCAATAATGCATATCAATATCAGAGAATCTAACTTTGCTTTTTCTGAAGGGTATAATAGCTTTAACTTCAACAGCATAAATAAGCAAACACAATCATTTCGTAAGATAAAAAAAATCGAAGCTATTGAATTAGTAAGTGACGATGACTCATTAAAAAATGAGCTATATTACTCTTTTCACTACTCAGTTGGGCTTAGATTTATTGCAAAATCCGAAGAAACATCTAAAGACGAAAATGATGTTGATACAATTTTTTCTATAGAAGCAATTTTTGAGGCGATATATCGCTCAAAGAGAGAATTATCTAAAGAAGAGTTAGAAGAATTTGCTAAGCAAAATGTAGGTTTTAATGTATGGCCTTTTTGGCGAGAGTATGTTCAAAACAGCACATCCAGAATGGGAATTACTACAATAGCTATACCATTCTTTAAATTCAATAAATCAGACATACCTTCATTAGATTAAATTCAAATATAACTCCCGGCTACCGTGCCGGGTTTTCTTTTGTCCCCTCCCCTCATCACACACCGTTCAAAAAACCACCACGACCTCACTTCAGTTATCGCTATGCGATGCAAGTCACAAAATTAATTCTTTTTGCTATCAAACATTTAATATCAAAACACATCAACTAATAGCAGTGAGTATTGGTATCACCAATAGCAATAGCTATTATCACCATATCGCAACAACACAACGATACGGCAACCACCTGATTCACCGTTGCGATGACCGCTTAGATCCGCAGCTTGAATTTCAGCAGGCTTCGGGGAGTGCGAGGGATGAAACGGACGCGTGAACGTCGGTGTGACCAGCTGAAATCAACTCAACATTTCATACCTTAGTCGCTTCAACGAGGCGGCTTAGTTATGACAACCGGCGGCCATCCACCGCCTGAATACGCGCAGAAGTCTTTATATGTTCAGCAGCCCAGCTTACGGGCAGGAGTTTTTATGGTTCATCAACATTACGGAACGCAGACCGTTAATCGCGGTGCGGTCATGCCAGGAATGCTGGTCAAACGCAAAGATGGTACCTGGACTGCATCAGCTAATTTACGCGGACGACTTTATCTGCATCGCGGCATTGAGCGCACTTATACCCGTGACTTGCTCGTGGAAGTTTTTCTCGACGGACGCGGCAACGGTCTGAATCACTAATCCCCTTTCCTGTTTTCCGAATCAGCCTGGCATTCCGCGGGCGATTTTTTCACAGCCATTTTCAGGAGTTCAGCCATGAACGCTTATTACATTCAGGATCGTCTTGAGGCTCAGAGCTGGGCGCGTCACTACCAGCAGATCGCCCGTGAAGAGAAAGAGGCAGAACTGGCAGACGACATGGAAAAAGGCCTGCCCCAGCACCTGTTTGAATCGCTATGCATCGATCATTTGCAACGCCACGGGGCCAGCAAAAAAGCCATTACCCGTGCGTTTGATGACGATGTTGAGTTTCAGGAGCGCATGGCAGAACACATCCGGTACATGGTTGAAACCATTGCTCACCATCAGGTTGATATTGATTCAGAGGTATAAAACGGATGAGTACAGCACTCGCAACGCTGGCTGGGAAGCTGGCTGAACGTGTCGGCATGGATTCTGTCGACCCACAGGAACTGATCACCACTCTTCGCCAGACGGCATTTAAAGGCGATGCCAGCGATGCGCAGTTCATCGCATTGTTGATCGTCGCCAACCAGTACGGCCTTAATCCGTGGACGAAAGAAATTTACGCCTTCCCTGACAAGCAGAACGGCATCGTTCCGGTGGTGGGCGTTGATGGCTGGTCCCGTATCATCAATGAAAACCAGCAGTTTGATGGCATGGACTTTGAGCAGGACAATGAATCCTGCACATGCCGGATTTACCGCAAGGACCGTAATCATCCGATCTGCGTTACCGAGTGGATGGATGAATGCCGCCGCGAACCATTCAAAACCCGCGAAGGCAGAGAAATCACGGGGCCGTGGCAGTCGCATCCCAAACGGATGTTACGTCATAAAGCCATGATTCAGTGTGCCCGTCTGGCCTTCGGATTTGCTGGTATCTATGACAAGGATGAAGCCGAGCGCATTGTCGAAAATACCGCATACACTGCAGAACGTCAGCCGGAACGCGACATCACTCCGGTTAACGATGAAACCATGCAGGAGATTAACACTCTGCTGATTGCCCTGGATAAAAAATGGGATGACGACTTATTGCCGCTCTGTTCCCAGATATTTCGCCGCGACATTCGCGCATCGTCAGAACTGACACAGGTCGAAGCAGTGAAAGCTCTCGGATTCCTGAAACAGAAAGCCACTGAGCAGAAGGTGGCAGCATGACACCGGACATTATCCTGCAGCGTACCGGGATCGATGTGAGAGCTGTCGAACAGGGGGATGATGCGTGGCACAAATTACGGCTCGGCGTCATCACCGCTTCAGAAGTTCACAACGTGATAGCAAAACCCCGCTCCGGAAAGAAGTGGCCTGACATGAAAATGTCCTACTTCCACACCCTGCTTGCCGAGGTTTGCACCGGTGTGGCTCCGGAAGTTAACGCTAAAGCACTGGCCTGGGGAAAACAGTACGAGAACGACGCCAGAACCCTGTTTGAGTTCACTTCCGGCGTGAATGTTATTGAATCCCCGATCATCTATCGCGACGAAAGTATGCGCACCGCCTGCTCTCCCGATGGTTTATGCAGTGATGGCAACGGCCTTGAACTGAAATGCCCGTTTACCTCCCGGGATTTCATGAAGTTCCGGCTCGGTGGTTTCGAGGCCATAAAATCGGCTTACATGGCCCAGGTGCAGTACAGCATGTGGGTGGCACGAAAAGATGCCTGGTACTTTGCCAACTATGACCCGCGGATGAAGCGTGAAGGCCTGCATTATGTCGTGATTGAGCAGGATGAAAAGTACATGGCGAGTTTTGACGAGATGGTGCCGGAGTTCATCGAAAAAATGGACGAGGCACTGGCTGAAATTGGTTTTGTATTTGGGGAGCAATGGCGATGAAGCATCCTCACGATAATATCCGGGTAGGCGCGATCACTTTCGTCTACTCCGTTACAAAGCGAGGCTGGGTATTTCCCGGCCTTTCTGTTACCCGAAATCCCCTGAAAGCACAGCGGCTGGCTGAGGAGATAAATAATAAACGGGGAGCTGTATGCACAAAGCATCTCCTGTTGAGTTAAGAACGAGCATTGAGATGGCACATAGCCTCGCTCAAATTGGAGTCAGGTTTGTGCCAATACCAGTAGAAACAGACGAAGAATTTCATACGTTAGCCGCATCCCTTTCACAAAAGCTGGAAATGATGGTGGCGAAAGCAGAAGCAGATGAGAGAGACCAGGTATGACAACCACTGAATGCATTTTTCTGGTAGCGGGCTTCATATTCTGTGTGCTTATGCTTGCCGACATGGGACTTGTTCAATGACACCTCAGCAAGAAAACGCCCTTCGCAGTATTGCCCGTCAGGCTAATTCTGAAATCAAAAAAGCCAGACAGCAGTTTCCGGATAAAAACGTCGATGACATTTGCCGTAGCGTACTGAAGAAGCACCGCGAAACGGTAACGCTGATGGGATTCACACCGACTCATTTAAGCCTGGCGATCGGCATGTTAAACGGCGTCTTTAAGGAACGGTGAGCATGAAAAACAAAATCATCATGGAGCTACAGGCTCCTTTTTTATTATTCGCATTCACCCTCAAGCGTATTAACCAACAATTCAGGGATTAATGAAAGATGGCAGACATCATTGATTCAGCATCAGAAATTGGGTAATGCTGCCAACTTACTGATTTAGTGTATGATGGTGATTTTAAGGTGCTTGCGTGGCTTCCATTTCCATCAGATGTCCTTCCTGCTCCGCTACTGAAGGCGTGGTGCGTAACGGCAAAAGCACTGCCGGACATCAGCGCTATCTCTGCTCTCATTGCCGTAAAACATGGCAACTACAGTTCACTTACACCGCCTCTCAGCCCGGTACGCACCAGAAAATCATTGATATGGCCATGAATGGCGTCGGATGTCGCGCCAGTGCACGCATTATGGGCGTTGGCCTCAACACGGTTTTACGTCACTTAAAAAACTCAGGCCGCAGTCGGTAACCTCGCGCATACAACCGGGCAGTGATGTGATTGTCTGCGCTGAAATGGACGAACAGTGGGGCTACGTCGGTGCTAAATCACGTCAGCGCTGGCTGTTTTACGCGTATGACAGGATACGGAGGACGGTTGTGGCGCACGTCTTCGGTGAACGCACTCTGGCCACACTGGAGCGTCTTCTGAGCCTGCTGTCGGCCTTTGAGGTCGTGGTATGGATGACGGATGGCTGGCCGCTGTATGAATCACGCCTGAAGGGAAAGCTGCACGTTATCAGCAAGCGTTACACTCAGCGCATTGAGCGACATAATCTGAATCTGAGACAACATCTGGCAAGGCTGGGACGGAAGTCACTGTCGTTCTCAAAATCGGTGGAGCTGCATGACAAGGTCATCGGGCATTATCTGAACATAAAACACTATCAGTAA